TTCTTCGCCGGCGACAATATCTGCGAGTTCGAGCCGGCGGCGCCGGGTGACGAGGAATACGCTGAACAGGCCACGGACGTCATCAACCACCTGATCAAGAACAAGAACGATGGCTTCATCACGTTCAGTACCTGGATCAAGGACGGTTTCCTGTCCAAGGTCGGCATCGTGCGCGCCTGGTGGGATGCTACGCGCAAGACCAAGAAGGAAGCGTACAAGGGCTTGACCGACCAGCAGCTGGTGAACCTGATGCAGGATCAGCGCATCACGATCACGACGTACGATGCCTACGCCGACCCAACCGACCCGGCGCTGCAGCTGCACGACGTCGAGCTGGTGGTCGACAGCGGCCCGCGCGGCGTGCGCATCGACAACGTGCCGCCCGAAAGCTTCATCCTCACCCGCGGCGCGAAGAAGCTGGCCGACGTCACCGCGATTGGCGAACTGCGCACCTACACGCGCTCCGACCTGGTCGAAATGGGCTTCGCGCAGGACCGCGTCGAGGCGCTGTCGGACTATCAGGCTGACGGCATGTTGAGCGACCGCGATCCGGATGCGCCGCTGACCGACAGCGCCGAGGGCGCGCTGCAGCAGCTGACGCTGTTCTTCGGCTTCGTGCGTTTGGACTTCGACGGCGACGGTATCGCCGAGTGGCGCCGCGTCTTCATGGCCGGTAACGACATCCTGGAGAACGAGGAAGTCGACGATCACGAATACTGCCTGTGGTCCCCGATCCTGCTGCCGCACCGCATCATCGGCATGGCCCTGGCCGATCCAGTCGTGTCGATTCAGGACACGAAGACCAGTCTGCAACGTCAGTACCTCGATACGCTGTATCTGGCTAACAACCCACGCACGTGGGTAGTGCCGAGCTCTGTGAACCTCGACGACCTGTTGTCGAATCGGATCGGCGGCTTGGTGCGAATGAATGCGCCTAACATGGCCGGCCCGCTGCAGACGACACTGGTCGCCAACGAATCGCTCCAGGGCATCGAGCTCATGAACACGGTGCGCGAGGAGCGCACTGGCAGCACCCGCTATTCCCAGGGCCTCGACGCCGACAGCCTGAACAAGACCGCGACGGGCGTGAACAAGATCATGTCGGCCGGCGAGAAGCGCACGCTAATGATGCTGCGCATCTTCGCCGAAACCGGTTGTAAGGATCTGTGCAAGCGCTTGTTGAAGCTGACCTGCGAATACCAGGACAAGCCGGCGACGATCCGCCTGCGCAACAAGTGGGTGGAATACGACCCGCGCGGCTGGTCTGGCGAAATGGACGTCAACATCAACGTGGGTCTGGGCACTGGCGATAAGTCGCAGACAATCCAGTTCCTCGGGATGATGGGCGCCTACTTCCAACAGGCTGCACCGCTGGGCGTGGTCACGCCGGAAAACGTTTACAACCTCGGCAAGATGCTGCTCAAGGCCGGCAACATTCAGGGCGGCGAGACTCGCCTGCTGACGGATCCGAGTACGGCCGAGAAGCCCGAACCGCAGAAGTCCCCCGAGCAGATGCTGGCCGAAGCGCAGATCGAGGTCGAGCGCATCAAGCAAGAAGGCCGCCGCGAGCAGGCGCAGCACGATCTGGCCATGGCCGCCGCGAAGCTGCAAGCAGAAACCCAACTCAAGAGCCTGGAATTGCGGCTGAAAGAAAAAGAGGTTCGTATCAAGGAAATTGACCTCGGCCTCAAGCACATCGAGCTTGAACACAGGATCGAGCGCGAAGACCGCGGCGACGTCGTGCATGCGCAGCAGCTTGGCGCGGCAGCAGCCGATCAGTTCACCCATAACGGAGACTTCCCCGCATGACCTATTTGGCAATTTTCGGAGCAGCTAACGACGCCGATTTCCAGAGCCGCTGCAAGGTCGCAATGTGGCTGGCGGCGCAGGATATATCGACCGAGCCTGACGACGCGCCTGACACCACGACGCGCAAGGAGTGGGCGCGCCGGGTTTTGCAGGACGTCGTGACGATCAAGCCGCACGTTCTCGCCATGCAAGTGCTGCGCAACCCTGGCATTGCCGCGAACCCAGCCATAGCGCCCGACGACGATATTCAGTTCCAGGTGAACTCGGTCATCAGCTCCATCATCGCGATCGGCTGAGCATGAACCTGACACCTGAACAACAGATCGCGCGCGGGGAACACGCGAAACGCCTGCTCGACGACTCGCTCTTCCAGGAAGCGATGGCCGAGACCAAGGCGGCCATCGTCGACGCCTGGGCAGCGCTCCCGGTCGAGAACAAGGCGCAGGCCGAGGAACTGAAACGCCTCCTGTGGGCGCAAAACCAGTTCGAGGCCATTTTCACGTCGCTCGCGGGCGGCGCGACTATCTTGCGGGCGGAGCTGCTGTCCCGCGAAAGCATGGAAGTTAAACAGGAAGCCACCAAACGGAGGATCAATGGCGCGTAATCAAAAACCAGTTCCGGCAGCCCCGCCGGTCGAGCAGCCGCAGCAACAAGCTGCGCAGGAACCACAGGCGCCGGTCGACGCGCCTGAGCCGGAGGACGCGCCTGCACCACCGGCCGACCCGGCACCCGTCGAGACGCCGCCGGTCGAGCAGCCGGCACCGGTCGAGGTCGAGCCGCTGGCCACCTACGCCGCGCGCATCGAGGAAGCCGCGCAGCCGCTGCCGGTTTGCCAGATCACGCACCCGGACGCCAAGGACGGCGGCCTGCACGTCGGCAAGTACGCCGGCATCCGCCTGGTGCGCGGCGACACCCCCGCCGCCCTGCTCTCGGACGGCTCCACCATTTAATGACCCGGGCTGGCAGCGTGCCCCTGAACGCTGCCCGTCGAGTTAGGAACAATCAGAAGGCCACCCGCTGAGGTGGCCTTTTCAATTTCTGAACTCACACCTCACGGAGAAATCATCCCCATGGACGAAGACCAACCCCTGAACACCGACAGTTTCGCGGAAATGCTGAGCGGCGGCGGCGACAACGAGCAAACCGAGCAATCGGACTCGCAAAACGCTGACGACGCCCAGGAAGCAGGCGATGGAACCGACCAAACCGACGGCAATGACGCTGGCGACGACGCGCAGGACGGCGGCGACGACAACGTCGAGGCTGGCGAGGAAGGTCAGGACGAACAACCGAAAACGGACTCGCCCGCAGCGTTCCTCGAACTCGAAATCAATGGCGAAAAGGTCAAGCTCTCGGCCGACGAGGCCAAAAACGGCTATCTGCGGCAGCAGGATTACACGCAGAAGGCCCAGCGCCTCGCCCAGGAGCGTCAGGAGTGGAACCAGCACGTGGCCCGCCAGGCCGCCGAGGTGCAGCAGTTCAGCCAGGAGATCGGCCAACTGAACAACATCGACGCGGCGTTGCGTGAGTACCAGGCTGTCGACTGGGCGGCGCTGCGCGAGGACGATCCGGTGTCCTACGCGGCGCACATGGCCGACTTCCAGGCGACGAAGGCCCAGCGCGGCGAAGTCGAACGCGGGATCATCCAGAAGCAGCAGTCGCTGACCGCCGCGCAGCAGCAAGCCCAGCAGGAAACCATCGCGCGGCAGGCGCAGGAAGCCCAGGCGCACATGGCCACGCTCGTTCCAGGATTCGGCAAGGAGCACATCGCCCAGATGAACGAGCTCGGATACAAGTCCGGGTTCACTCAGGCCGAGCTCAAGGGAGTGACCGACAAGCGGATGCTGGAAGTCCTCTGGAAGGCGTCGCAGTTCGACAAGCAGCAAAACACCACGCAGAAGGCCATCAAGGCTGTCTCGGCACTGCCCACCAAGGCAGCGAAAGCCGCGCCGGCCGCGAAGCCTGCTGCACAACTTCACATCGAAAAACAAACCCGTCGTCTCGACCAGACCGGCAGCGTTAAGGACTTCGCTGCCGCGCTCGGGATGATCAAACGTTAAAAGGGAATCACCATGCCGCAAATCGCAAACACTTACGCAACCTTCAACGCGACCACCAACCGCGAACAGTTGATGGACAAGATCTGGAACGTCAGCGTTGCAGAGACCCCGACCCTCAAGCTGATCGGCAAGGGTAAGGCCGACGGCGTCTTCGACGAATGGAGCACCGACGCCTACCGCGCGGCCAAGGCGAACAAGGTCGAGCAGGGTAACAACGCCACGCGCACCGCACGTACGCCCCCGCTGCGCTACGGCAACCGCACCCAGATCGTCGAGGACGTCTTCGGCGTCACCGGCACGCAAGAGCGCGTGGAAAAAGCTGGCGGCAAGTCGGAATACAACCGCCAGCTGGCGAAAACGATGGTCGAACTGAAGAAGGACATCGAGTACGCCGTCCTGCAGAACACTACCGCCATCGCTGCCGGCGCCGGCGTGGCACCCCAGGCCCGCGGCCTGTTCGGCTTCATGTCGGACAACGTCTCGTTCGGCGTCGGCGGCGCGGCAGCCAACCCGCTGACGAACACCGCTGCCGTCGACGGCGCCACCCGCCCGTTCACCGAAACGCTGATGAAGGGCGTGCTGCAGCAGATGTTCGACAATGGCGCCGTCATGGAAAGCCTGTATGGCCTGATGCCGTCGACCCAGCGTGTGGTGTTCGATTCGTTCCTGGCCGGCACCACCCGCTTCGACAAGGCCGAAGACAAGACCCTGACGGCGACGCTGGAGGTCTACATCGGCCCATTCGGACGCGTGAAGACGGTCAACGCGCGCCACATGCGTCAGCGCGAAGTCGCCTTCATCAATCCCGAGTTCCTCGAGCTGGCAATCCTGCGCCCGATGAACGACGAGCCGCTGGGCAAAACCGGCGACACCAAGGACGTGCTGGTGAACTGCGAATTCACCCTGCGCGACTACAACCCGAAAGCGCATGGCGCGGTCCTCGACCTGTCCTAAGCGATCCCGCAGTACCCACCAAGGGCCAGCCTCACCGCTGGCCCTTTTCATTTCCGGATACCCATGAAACACCTCCTTGACGCCACCAGCAACAGCCAACTGACGATGCAGGTCGAGAACGACGGTTCCGGCGTCATCGTGCAATCGACGGACGTTTCCGCCGCGCTGGCGCGCAACGAGCGCTTGCGCCGCGCCGGCGCGACCAAGACGCACGGCGGTGACCACTACGCCGCGAGCATCCCCATCGACCTGCTCAACGAGTGGGCGATGAAGCGCGGCACGACCTGGGAGGTGGTCGCACGCGAAGACAGCATGCTCGACGCCTTCCTGGCTGAGCACAGCAAATGCCGCATCTACGAGGGCCGCATCTGATGAACTACGGCGAACTGAAGGCCGCGATCGCGAATCGCCTGGGCCGCACCAACCTGACCGCCGTCATCCCCGATTTCATTGCCCTGGGCGAGCCGCGCCTGTACCACGGCTTCCAGGACATCGAAGTCCAGGTCAAGCCGTTGCGCCTGCGCGCGATGCTGGCCAAGGAGACGGCGAGCCTGGCCGCCCTGCCCGACCGCTACCTGTCGATCGATCGCCTGACCGTGAACGACGGCGCCGGCCCGCGCTCGCTCGAGTACGTGACGCCCGAGCGCTTC